GCTCATCTCATAACCCTCAAACTCCTTAAACTTCTTAGCCTTTAGGACTATTGAATCCCAAAGCATCATAGAAATCTTCATTCCAGTCTCTTCAAGAAGATGTACGCAAGATTGATAAATGTATTCTGTTGCGTTGTTAGATGATTGAACCTGCTGCTGCATTACACCAAGTCCAGTCTTTGCTGGTATTGATGAACCGTCTCTGTATTCAGAAATTCCCATCTCTTCCCTAAGTCTTTCCAGTTCAAAGTTATACTGCGCAACCAAAGTATTCAGCATTGAAACGTTCTGGTTAGACGGAAGCGGAGTAATGGGAGGAGACTTTCTTTCTCCGTCATCTCCAGTAGAATCATAATACACTCTACCAGTTTGGTCCCAAATCTTCATCAGCTTCAATGGCTCTACAGAATCTCCAAGTCCCAAGTCAACATCTCTCAATCCAGAAATGTCAATCATGTAGCCGTCTGGACGCATTGTAGCAATTAGCTGCTGCATCTTAAGACGAATAAGAACCATTTGCCTTATTGGCCCAAGCGCTCTCTCAATCATTGACGGGATTAGAGAACCTGTTGCGTTAGGGCTGATGACTGAATAAGAGAAAAATACGTCAACTCCGTTTTGGTAAGGCCTAATTTGATTAGGACTAATTTCCCACTTCAGCATAATGTCGGTGTCGCATACCCAAATTCCTTGGTATATGTTCATCCGCTTTGTCTCAATAACCTCTCCAACAATCTCTTGTCCTTTAGGCGCTACTGGCTTTCCTTGTTTTGGAACAACCAGCATATTCCCAAACTTGTTTTCAGTCTTTACCGAGTATTCTACGTCTACGCTTTTAACTTCAAAGTCAAAGATTAGAACAGAGTAGTCGTCATAAGGACGAATATCTGTATACTTGTATGAGTCCTTCCAATACAGATTCTCGCTTCTTTTTAGTTCTCTTGAGGCCTTTTGAGCCAATTTGAACAAAGTTTCTTCGTCTACATTGTACTTACGCCTAAGTACAGAAATCTTCATTGGGTAGACCTCTCCTACGTATGAAATATCTCTACCGCTGTCAGACTCAAACACGTTATAAATCATGTTGTCTGGCTTCGGTATGCTGATTTTTATGTTGTCATTCGGGTCGTAACTAAGTTTAGTCCAAGCAAAGTTGGTGTCAATCAAATCCCTTAGAATCTTGCGCTTCATTACGGGATAGTCGTTATTGTCAAATACTTTCTTAATACGCTGCTCAAACAATATTTCTTCTGGAAGCCTGTACTCTAAATCAAAATACAGGGCCAAATCGTCTTCGTCTTCTGGAATATACTTCTGTGTTTCAATCTTTTCGCCCATCTCCGCCTCAATCTGCATGATTTTTTCCTTATTTTCCATGCGGAACTTAGCCTCTTGCTTCTCCTCTTCCTTAGCGCTGGTGCTCATGTCGTCAACAGCTGTAACGGAAGGAACCTCTTTCCTATTCATAAATCCACCAAGAAGTATTTCTACGAACTTAGGGGCAATCTTAATTGGTGTCCAGTCAAGATTAATATATGACTGATTCCCCTCAATACGCATCAAGTCCATGAACTCCTTCATGCTATTTGTACCATAGCTGAAGTCTCTGTTTGCTCTCCATTGCCTATAGCGCTTCCCATAATACCCATCGGTATTCCTGTCAGCTGAATTAAATATACCTTGCGCTACCTTTAATCCGTACTCCATCCTTCTTTTCTTTGAAGGAGCGTCCATAGACATACTAAGGAGTTCATCCATACTTGAGAACTGCATATTATTCCGTTTATTACGACAAATATAGTTTATTTAGCCGACTATAGCTTTACTGGAGTGGGATTGCCGCTCCATTTCTCAACTAGTCTCATGTATACGTCGTCTACAAAGAATCCAGCAGTCTTCTTTTTCTCAATCCATCCAAGCAGGTACTTAACTCTCATGTCCCTGTCTTTTGGCATAACCTTGTAGCCTCCGTCCCAGAATGGACGCATCATCAGCTTGTATGCCTGAGACCGCCTTTCTCTTTCAGCCTCTGTATATTTGACTGGATTGTTTCTTATGGATGTCTTCCTTGGAACTTTCTTGTTCTTTATGTAAAAGTCCAAGTCTTGTCTGTATGCTGCGTATATTGAGTTGACTACACTCTTGCCTTTGTCCGTAATAGCGTAGTATTGTCTTTGTAGTTTAACTATTCTCCCATCCAGAACTAAATGCTCCAGCTCCATTTTGGTTATTTTAGAATAACCTATTTTATTCAAGAACCTTGAAAGGTACTCTTCCCTGCACATATTGGTACTTGACATAAAAGAAAGTGCCATGTATTGCTTTTCGCTGTACCCAAAAGCTTTTCTTGCCTTTCTTGCTACCCTTAAACCATTCGTAAACATAAATATGGTAGTGTCCGGGTCTTTAGTCATTCTGTGAATACGGGAAATATACTCGTCTCTTTTGGCCAGAAGCTTCTTAAGATTGTCAACAACAGGCTTATACTGGTCTTTTATTTTGTCAACAAGAGCGCTGGTGTCTATGGTAAACTTTAAGTCTAACCCCTTGTGGCTTATTTTTCTTCCTACACTCATTTCTTATTGCCTTTAGCGAGTAATTCAATAAGTGGTATTCCTTTCTTTTCAGCCTCTCTTGCCTCTTCTTCCGACATTTTCATGTAATTATTCCTTAACCAAGCAGCTGATTCTACCATGTCTTTTACCGAACCTGTTACCTTCTGGAACCTGTCAAAAGACTTGTCATCGCTTTTGAAGTCAAGAGTAAAGCCATTCATGGAGGAAGCCAGCTCGTTCATTTTACGATTTAGGGAAAAGTATAGCGCATGCATACCATCCTGCTTGTACAGAAGAATCTCCTGCTCAAGCTGTTTTATTTTGTCTTCCATGTTAGTTGAATATTCCAAGGATGTCATCAGCGGCTATTCTGATAGCCCTACACTCCCTGTTGTTGTGATGGTAAACCATTTCATAGTCGGAGTACTTATACGCTAGTATTGTGTCCCCTGCTGCTACGTCAGCATAGTCTTCTGGTACTGCAAGAATCTTGAACTTGTGTTGCTCAGTCCTGTCCTCGTACTCAAATTGAGAAACTTTCTCCTTTACAATTCTCTCTCCTATAAGATTTCTGAATAGCGGAATCAGCGTTCCGTCTTCTTGTATTTTGGCGTAAACCAGTCCGTCTGCTGGTATGCCCATGTAAACGTACCCGTCTTCTTTCTTAATATGGGTAGCCTCGTTTGTAACAATATTGTGGTGCAGGATTATTTTGTCTCCTACAGAAACTCCAGTTACCTCATCCCCAACGCTGATGATTTCACATACGTTAGGGTAGACTTCTCTGTTGTTCTCTCCGAACTTTCTCCCTAAATAAATGCTGATTGTACTGCCGTCTGGCATTTGAATTTCATGCGATTCCTTCTGTTCCGGGTTCGCTTTGACAATTAGATGTTTGCGTTTTGCTCTCATGGTTTGTGTATTGTAATTCTAAAATAAGTTCAAGGTAGTGAATAGCTTTCTTTATGTCTTCTGCTCCATTCTTGTCCTTATGCCTACATAAGTACTTCAGCACATTGCCTTGAAAGTAATCAAGGTTGTTTGCGCTGATGAACTCTATAGGCTGGATTGCATATTTTTTATAATGCTCTCCTCCGGTTTGTGTGTTTAGTGCGCTCACTTTAATTTAGCAACAGGTTTAACTACAAATTGTTTTCCAACAATCAGTTCTCCCTTTTGCGTCCTGTCTTTAGGCCTTGGTACAATTGTGTTGTACTCAATAGGCTTTTTCATTTTTATTTTTGCCATACATTTTCATTTTAGCAACCGCAATAGCGAATGCAGCTTTTTTAAGTTCTTCTTCTTTCTTTTCTGTCTCTTCCTCAAACTTATTAAGTCCGACTTCTTCTTCAGCTGATTCAATGCAGTCCATCATTTCTTCATGATGTTCATACATTTTCTCCAGCTTTTTATTTAGCCTAATCTTTGCCATTATTTCTTTTTGTTTTCCATTTTTTTTAATGCCTTGTCTTTGCCTTCAGAAAATCCTTCATTAAATCTATCGTCAAGTCCTACTACCCTAGGCCCATATTCATATTTCCCTCCCATAGTCTTTTTGCCCAATGGGTTTGTTTCTGCCCTAAATAATCCACGACTAAATCCTTCTCTGTATGAGGCGCTATCTTTTGAAGACGGCTTTCCTGTAGTCTTATCTCCCATTTTGTTCATATAACTATATGAAGGGCCAACTTCTTTTACAATTGGCTTTTTAACAGATGTGTTGTCTGCTTTTGCTGCTGTCTTCTTTAATTTAATCTTTGCCATTATTTATTGCTTTCTTGTAAACAAATACTACAAAATCCTTCTGCGTCTAATTCTATGATGTGTATTGGACACATTACCTATACTTTTTAGTTATGTCAGCTACCGACTTAGGCTGTGCAACAAACTGCTTTCCTTCTTTACCCCCTTTGGCCTTTGCTCTATTGGTAGCAGCTTTTTGAGCCGCTGATAGTGCAGACCATGCCTTACCGGGCAAGTACCTTCTTTTGCCCTCCGAAGGCTTTCCGGAAGATGTTTTCCAGTCCTGCTTACTCCACTTTGACAGTTTATTAGACTCGCTCTTCTCTCCTTTGTAACCTCCGCCATTCTTCTTATATATTGAAACCGCTAACTGCATTGCCCTAGCAGAATGTTTACCGCCCATTCTGCTTTTAGCTTCCTGTTTAGCTGATTCCCACAATGCAGGCTTAGTTTTAACGGCTACGCTCACTTTTTCTTCATTGAGAATACGCCCACAATTCTTTTTGCTTCAGTTGGCTTGTCCAGTTTTTTCTGGGCAGCTGACTTCTCGTATTGCTTTACCATCATTACTGGAGTCATGTCCTTGCCCGTATATTTAGGCTTCATTCCTTTATTCAGCTCCTTATTCTCTCTCAAGAGTTTTGCCCTCTGAATTACAGCTTGCAATTCTTCTTTCTTAGTCATAGGAGTTTTCAGCTTAGTCAAAGACTTCGCCATTCCAACTTCAGCTTCTGTTAATTTTCTTTTTTCTTGTGGCATGTTATTTCTTTTTTTTAGGTAAAACTCCTTTAGCTATTAATACGTCTTTTTTAGTAACCTTTCCAT